GAGCGCGTAGCACTGCATCTGCGGATTTTCCTCTGCACTTACGAGCACGCCAAGACCATGTTTATAGTCAATGATCTGCAAGGTGACGTCTGCGATGATGATGCAGTCGGCTGTGCCGAAGCCGGACTCTACCCAGCGTGAGAAGTCCACACGCTGTTCGATAAGAACAACAGGATCCGTGCAGGTCTGCTTTGCTGCTTCCACCTGTTCGAGCACATAAGAGGCATAACCGGTTGCGCAGTCGCTCATTTCCTCGTTGAACCATGTTAGGTTTTCGGTTGGGTCCTGTGCTTCCATGCCCAGCGCCTTGCGGAGCTTATATTCACAAAGCTCGTGAGCGTCGGTGCCTTCGGCGGCATAGTCCGAGCCTTTATCCCCATAGCTCTCGCAGAGCCGAGCGGAGGGAGGACAGTGAAGCCAGCGCTCAGAAGATGATGCGGATAGTACCGCGTGTCCTTTAGGTGGCATTGTTCAGTTCCTCCGCATCGGCAAGAAGTGCTTTGTAATTAGCGGAGTTAATACCCGACAGCTTGTCGGCACCGTACTTCTGGAGCAGAGAGCGTATCTGAGCGGTATAGCCCGCACGGGATTTATTTGCAAGGACGGCTCTGACCGCTTCCAGCGTGAGCGGTGGTTCTTTCGCGGGTGTGGGTGCTTCCGGCGCTTCATCGCAGCTAAACTGTTCCGTCAGCCAATTAGCCGCGTCGTTGATAACAGCAGCACACTTGCACAGTTCTTCGATGGTCGATGCCATCTCGCTCGTTTTGCTCATTCGTTTTCTCTCCTTCCTTAGATTTGCTTTGTGCAGCGAGGATAGTGAGGTTTCTCGCCAGCCGCTTTGACACGACGGAAATCGCAGTCAAAATATCAATCAATTCCTCGTCCGTGCCGGATACTTGTCTCTTCTCGTTCATTAGGGCTTCCTCCAATCTGAGGACTTATCTTTTTTCCCTGTCCTCACTACCCACTGGAAAAAAAGGAGCCCATCGTACAAAAAAAACAGAATAATAATTTTGCCCCCCGCCAACTTTCTGTGACAGAGGGCAAAACCATGTGATTACTTGAGACCTAATATACGTTTGCGAAGCTGGTCGAGTACCTGCTTTTCTCGGTAGACGGCTTTGGACTTGTACCAGTCGCCGCCGAACTCGCGCTGAAGAGTATCCGCGATTTCCGCCTTGGAACTTCCCGCCATGATGAGCTCACAGATACGTTTGCCTTCAGGGTCACGCTCCGCAAGCTCATCGAGAAGCTGTTCAAGCAGAAGCCTGTCCACAAGGACATCGGCAAAGCTGCCGTCCGGGTCCTCAATGGTATCTATGAGGCTGAACTCCTCACCGGCTGCGTTTTGCATCGGAGCATCGAGCGATACTGTGTTACCGGCTGCATGATATTCGCAGGTGGCACAATCACCGTCGCAGACCCAGAGTTTCGACTTGGGACATACGCACTGACCGTTCTTTTGCGCTCCCTTCTGTAAGCGCCAGATTGGTCGGTAGTATTCGCGATATACTTCCTCAGTTACCGGCACCCACTGTTTGGTGTTGCGGATGTAGATTTTGTACTGCTTGTCATTACTGTTCATAAAATTTCCTCCGTTGATTTCCTGGAACGGAGGAAAAGTCATGGTCAGCTGCAAAAAGGCAATAGGATACCTACCGCAGTCCTGACGGAGATATTCTCCGTTCCGGCTGCAGCTTCCTTATCCAGTAGGCAGCTGTTCTTATTTACTTGTCCCGTCAAGCAGCACTGGATCATCCGAGGCCGGCGGATGTACCGCTTGATGGCATGAGCACCAGCTCACATGTACTATTTTATTGAAAAACTTGAATTACACGAGGAAGTGCGACTTCCGGTTCGAAAACGCAAAAAGCCTGTAAAACGGGCAAAAAAATAAGGCCCTCATGTCTAAACGACATAAGAGCCTTGATTTACAAGGGCGTTTACCGGAAGCGGCACTTCCGGATTTTTATTAAATTGCAGTATTTTTATTCCCGTTGCTGGGTAATTGCTGAGGAATCCCGGCATCACGCAGCTTTTCATTCCACATATAGATGTTTTCCACGTGGTGATTATTGATGAGATAGCGATAGATGATATTTTCTTCACGCCCATTAAAAATGTTATATCCAGCCTTGTCTATCAGATCATAACAAAAATCTGGGTGAAGATTGAGGCCAATACAAAGAGCGAGGACACTTTGCAGAGTGGGTTTAGCATCCTTTTTATTCCGATAGTCCTGAATCATTCTTACGCTGATCCCTGTTCGCTCCTCCATCTTTTCGTTAGTGTAGCCTCTACGGTTAATATGATAATCAAGGGTGCCGCTGAACGAAGAAGGGACATCGGCAAGAATACCCGACACACGCTTAGCTTCTTCAGAGATTGCCGCCATTTCACGAGCACGCCTTACAACATCCTCGTTTTTGCCTTCCTTCGGGTTATACTTTGCTTCCACGAAGCTTTTAGAATCGGCATCTCGGCAGAGAAAACAGATACGATAGAAGGAGTCGTCATAGCGGGTACTAACTCTGGTGTTCCGGTCAAATACCAAGCAACACTCGTCAACATGCTCTAAGGCATAGTCTGTTAGGGTTGCTTCGCTTCCTTCTTCCTTCTGGACATACTTCGGGTCATTGATAACGACCATACCACCAGCATGAATAAAATGACCGGAACGCATATCTTCTATAAGATCCACATTAAAGAAGCTCTCAACGATTACATTATTTCGGTCGATGATAAAAGTCTGACTGCGTTTTAGTGAGCCTTTCTTAAACGAGAATGGCGGATAATGAACTCCGTCAACAAAGTTAAATACACCGGCTGCTTGATCAAATCCTAGTTCAAATGCACGAATTTTAGCTGCCGTGGTAGAAACCTTGAAGAAATCGGCAAACTCACTGATTGCAAGCTCCATAATATATCCTTCACGGAGGCCTTTACCAAAGCCCCTGCGGAGTTTGGTCAAGATTGAGCTGAGCTTTGCTTTACCGGCCTTTTCTGGAATCAATATTCTTGGTGCGATGGCATTTGCCTGCCATTCCATCCATGAAAGTTCATCTTCCAGCTGATTTTGATTTTTTCGGTAATCCTCAACAACGGCGCACGATATTGCTTGGTGCTCTGGGGTGAGAAGTTTCTGTAGCTCAAAAAACTTACTGTGCTTGTCCCAATGGACGCACTCGTGGATGATAGTGTTATTTCGGGAACCGATGTTACGCATGAAGATAACATCCGGGTTAACCAGAATTGTTCCGGCCTGAATTTCCGTTGATTGAACTTCTCGGCTTTCAAGGCTCGAATATGTATCGATGGTTGCAGTATTAAAGTAAGTCTGACCGAAAACCCCATCAGACAGAGGAGCATAGAAAACGGTCAATCCCATTTTGGCAATTATCTCGTCGATGGGCAATGGCATTGGTTCCTCTAACGCCTGCGGGCAGTATTTCTCAAGGAACTTTTCAGCATGTTTGTCGAGGTCCTTTGCAAAGACATACGGGACCAGATACTTGGTAAGAGCGTCTTCGGCTTTGAACCGTTCGCACGAGTATTCTAAAATGTTCTTGATGCAAAAATGATGAAGGCCATCTTGAAGTGTGGCAGAGCATAAAACGGAAAACCAGCGATCAATCATATCGCTGTCATAATCTCGACGGGAACGACCGGAGATTTCTATGTCTGCCTGTATTGCTGCTTGAAAATCTATTCTGTCGTTATCGGATTCGTGAAAGGTCACACTCATTACATGAAAATCATCCAAGGCGGTGTAAGAGGGAGCGGAAATACTATAGGAAGATAGATTTAATCTGTCTTTGTTTTGATAGATATAACTTTTCAGTTTGCCGTGAATTTCATCGTAGAACACATCTCCGATGTAGGCAGCGAATGAACGATAACACTTTGCCAAAATGAGCCCTCCTTATCTCCGTAAGTTAAGGTACACATCATTATAGCACATATTCAGAGAAATTTCAATATATTCCGTTGTAAATTCCAGCGTTTGCGGAGAGAAACTATTGTAATCTACACTTTTTTGTGATATGATAATTACATACCGATTTTTACAACTTAATTGTAAACCGAACCACCACATTTGAAAGACGAAGCGCAACAATGGTAACCGAGGTGCGAATTTGTAAAGTCAAATGCCCGGTTTGTAAGTGAACTGCAACTATTATAATCCAAATGCTTAATTTGCAAACGAAATGCAACAGATTTTATACGCCAATCGGATAAATGAGCATAGTAAATAGAGATAGCGCAGTTTGTAAATTTTTTGCAAACCAAAACGCAACCTTGAAACCACAGATATATCGGGTATCCCAGCCTGTAAGTATTATGTTCGTTCGCTGATTATCTTTTCAGCAATGTCGGTTTCAATATTACACTGTTAGACGGAACAGGTTCAAATCCGAGCTTTTCAAGCATGTCTTTTCCATGGTAGAACTCAAAGGCTTCGAACGGCGTTTTGTTACCCAGTTTTAACCGTCGGTAGGAGTTGATGTGATTCATCATACGGTCAATGTCCGCTTGCTCAAGGTTGTCAAAGCTTGTACCTTTGGGTAAAACGCGGCGAATCAACTCATGGTTGACTTCAAGGGAACCTTTTTGAAAAGGCGCATTCGGATCACAGAAAAACACATTGGTTCTGCGGATACTGTCTGGTGACCGCTCCAAAGCTGCGGGATTGGAAAACTCCGAGCCTCTGTCGGTGAGTAATATCGGGAACAGCTTTTCAAACAGCTTCCTGCCAAGTGTAATGTAAAGCCTGTCAAAGATATCAATTACCGATTGAGAAGTGTTGGAGATTCTTAAAAAGGCAAGCATAAAGCCGGTTTCGGGAAAATGGACGGTCAGCAGGACTTTTCCACCTATGCTGCCAATAACCGAATCCATCTGTACAGAGTGATATTCCGGATGTTTCAGCATAAACGCTTGATAATCCAAATAACTGCGCCCTATGTAGCAACCCTTGTCCACTTTGAACTCTTTCTTCTTACGGCGTGGACGATAACGCACCTTGCGTGGCAGGTCAATGTTCCGTGCATCAAAGAAGCCGTTGTCGATGTAATTGTAAAGTGTCTTTTCGCTACACATCAGGCTGTCAACATTGTTGGCATAAATTTGATGAACCGAATGCCCTTGCAGAATCAGAGGCGTTACGAGCTCATTGAGCGCAGTCAGCTCCTGTTCGGTGGATAACACTCCACGGCGTGCTTCCGAAATGTTTTTGTCGGCAAGTTGCTGAGCCTTTACCGCGCTATACAGAGTTTTCTCAAGAGTACAGTGGCTTCGTTCCTCACAGGCATTGCATACATACGGCGGTTTCAGGCGTATCACACAAATTTGCTCCTCAAAATCCGGACAGATATCGTTGCAATAACTGCACAGCTTGCAGTATTTTACCGACTGACGACGGCAATCGCCCGTACAAACATGGGTTTTAGTACAATTCGAGCGATGATAGCAAGCGTTGTAGCTGGCAGCTCCGTAACCTGATTTTTCTGAAACGGCATATTTCCTGACCTCTCTGGAAACAGTGGAACGGTCCTTGGCGAGCCTATCCGCAATTTCACCGAAGGACAGATTTTCGCGAAGGCCGTTTTCAATTTCCAATCTTTCTTCAAAAGTGGTATAATGGGACATGGTATTACCTCCTCGATGGGACGTGGGATACCCTGTAGCATTAAAGAAGCACTGCTTTTGTGGTGAAAACAGTGCTTCCGCTACAGTATTAAAGTATAGCATAATTATTAGGTGGTGTTGATAATGTTGAAAATGAAATATGTAAGAATACAGGGACGGGACACAGCGTATCGGACGGGAAAACCCGTAGGTATTTTTGCGGCAGTTCATCGGTTACAACGTGACGGAAAATTAAACGAAGAAGAAAAAGCTGTATATTATGATGTTGACCAAGTATGGTTTCAAGAAAACTTGCCGAATCCTCCTTTTTACGATGATGATAATCCCGGCAAGCCTATAACGTGGTTTAAGACGGAAACAACAGAGCATATGCTCGAAAAATTGCAACCGCTTATGGATATGATGGATAAATACAATATGCCATATGATGTTGTCTACACAAATTTTCCCGGCAAAGTTGTTTACGAGGACGAGTATCAAGTGGCTGTTTATGATGAATAGCATTCGTTATTATGGGTAGCAGAAACCGGACGGCACATCAAGGGTCGAGATAAACGGCTCTGGAGAGCCGCCCTTGACGCGCTGCCCGATTTCCGCTTAACGGCAAATATGGGAAGAAAGACAGATTGTCTTTCTTCCCGAAAGCAAACAATATTTTTGTAAAGTGTAATGCTATACCCTGCGTTTGAACATATAACTGTTGCATCTCATGCGAACGGCGTGCGTTTCACTTTACAATCGAGTCATTTCTTTGTTATGG